GTCGTTGTTGCAGTATAAGAAGATGATCTTGTCCGGAAATACACCATTGCACCATTCAACTTCCATTGCTGGAAGAGATTAGCGAAGTGGGATCCCCAGTAGAGAAAAACTCCAGGGTTGAATTGATACACAACACTTTGAAAAGCACCAGCTGTAGCACTGGTATAAACATCGCCAAGATATTCTGTTTTACAAATTCTTACAGACTCATCAGACGAGTGCATAGCAGGGACGGGAGATGCAAGCATCTGCCCAGTGTTATCATTAGGATAATAAGCACCTGTACCCTTGGTCTTTTTCCGATTATACTTTCCGCTACCGCTAAAAGCGCTAGCGGCCGCTTGACCAGCAGCAATGACTGCTGGGGCAGCCTTGATTATATCACCGGCATGGTCTCCTAACCAAGACCAGAAGGAGCCTCCACCTTGCACACGGGCTCGTAAGGGCATACCGTTGGCAGCGACGTATGTGCCACCACCTCTAGTACGTTTGCGATAAGGCCCAGTGCCTGTAAGTCTCGCCTTCAATGACTTCGACAAATGTTTTTGATTTTTAGGCATATAGATAAAGAGAAAACTAATAACTAAAAATTGGCAAGGCGGCTACTGTCTTGCACAAGAAGGTTTACCTACTCATCACCTGTATAGAACCGCATCAGGACTTCATCAGATTTCATCACAGACACGGGGTCCTTAATGTAAACTGAATAGGCATCAATAATACGAGAGGCTAATTGCTTCACCACTGGATAGTGTTCCTGGTCCGGAAAGCTATTCATCATAGCCGCAGAGCAACGCGCACATATTTTGTCGTAAACACTGACAGTGTTCACGCCTGAGGGCTTCTCAAGTGACTTTCGAAATAGAATTATAGCCAACATTTTATAATGATCTCTTACAGGAAGATGACGAGAGCGACCACAAAATACTGCTTTAAACATTTCTACTGTATCAATATCAAAATCCCAGGAGGATTCTGTTTTGAGTACCATGTTGAAACGTGTAAGGTAGGATACTATAAGTGATTCGCACTCGGATTGTGATAAACCTGAGAACATCATATTGTCACCAAGTGCATAAAGCCTATGATGACGATAAAAGGTCAACAGTGATTCTATTGTAGCACAACCATAGTGTTCAGAGATGTGGTAAAGGTACATAATGATGGACATTAATGTATTGTCATGTAAAGTATTGTATTGACCAGTGAGTTGCTTGCCATTTCTGGCAAACACTAGACCATCAGGTAACACAATTGGGCAAGTACAAATCTTTTCATAACACCAAGTAAACAATCGCATGGAATATTCATTTAGTTTCAAAAATTTACAACGTATTCGAAAACATGTCATAAGAAGATCAGAACTAATTGAACCATCATACGCGCTACCGTCCATTATTATGGGGGTATCATTACGCACATCAAACAATGATCGATATATACCATATTCATTAATCGGTGTCCCAATCAATGAACCAAAG